GGGAGACTTCCTGCACTGGGACGGAATCCTCAGTGTCACCCCTAGTTCTGGGCATATCCTTGATTCAGACGGGCGATACAGCAAGCTAGTAGAGCTTTGTATGAACGTCATGGCTAAGGCTGTGCAGATGATGTTACGCAAGTTTGATAAAGTAATCGTGGTATCTGCCGAGGGAAATCATGATATTTCTGGATCCATCTGGTTAAGGAAATACATTAAGCACATCTTTGCTGACGAGCCTAGGGTCGAGGTGGTGGACAATGAGTTCCCTTACTACGCCTACCTACATGGCGAAACAATGTTGGCTTTTCACCACGGCCATAAGATGAAGCTGGCTCAACTGCACAAGTTATTTGCCAGCGAACCAAGGTTCCGAGAGATGTGGGGTAAAAGCAACTACACGTATATCCATGCTGGCCACTATCACCACGAGAAGACAATTGAGGACGGTGGCGCTATCGCAGAACAGCACCCGACACTTGCTGCCAGAGACGCTTACGCTGCCCGTGGTGGCTGGGTATCCCGGCGTGGCGCTAAGGTTATTACTTATGATAAAACTGACGGCGAGATTGCTAGAGTCACAGTGAGGCCAAGGGCATGATTGAATTAATGGGGGTTAAACTTCCAAAAGGGGAGGCAATACTTTTAACCGCAGAAGTAGGAGGGGCGGTATCAGACCTTTCTAACCCAAAGCATACCGTTGTATATACCGACACATTTAGTGAGGGTATTACAATTGATATGCCTGTCGCTGAGTTTTTTAATCTCTGGATGACTTGCCTAATGTCAGAGTTAGAGCTGGCAGAAATAACATACGACATTCACTAATCAACAACAGGAGGAGTTATGGCCGAAAGCTGGGTCGTTAATAACAAGGACAAGCTCGCCTTTTTTGTAGCTCATGTTAAAGAGCAGTACGAAAACGGCAGACATTTAACCTATTCTATTAAAGACGAAACCCGTACCGATAGACAGAACGGCGCGCTGCATATGTGGTTCCGTCAGATCGCACAAGAACTAAATGACTGCGGTCAATGGGCAAGGCATCCTTTTAGTGACACGCTTGAGATACCCTTTACCGATGTATTGATAAAGGAAATGCTTTACAAGCCAATCATACAGAAGATGTATGATAAAACATCAACAGGCAAACTAAGTGTACGCGAACTAAGCGAAGCAGCCGAAGTGTTAATAAGGTGGTTATCGGAGCATAAGAATGTTTATGTGCCATTCCCCCAAATCTTAAAGGATAAGTTGAAGTGAAATTAAAAAGAACAGCAGCCGATCACTGGTTTAGTAGATGCGTAAGGTTAAGGTCTGAGTTTATCTGCCAAGGATGCGGCATTAAATATGAAGAGAACAGCAAAGGACTGCACTGCTCTCATTACTTTGGCCGAGCTAAGAAAGGTGTACGTTACGATAGCGACAATGCTTTTGCTCACTGCTATGGCTGTCATCAGAAGTTTGGCAGCAACCCTGATTACTTTTATCGACACTATATAGATGCTTATGGAGAAGGCCCGCTAGAGTTGCTTCGAGAAAAGGTCGAAGATGTTATGCGCGGCAAGCGCATGGTTAAAGAAGAAAAAGATATAGCCAAACACTACAAGCAAGAAGCCGCCCGCATGGAGAATGACAGGGCGGCAGGGGTTAGGGGCTGGCTAGAGTTTGTAAACTACGACTAATCGTTTCTAGTAAGCAGGACTTTTTCAAAAAACGACTCAGCCTCAGATCCTTCTGAAGATAGATTTCTTGCAGCCCTAGCAGATTGTTTAAGAATTGGAAATGCCTCAGTAAGCAATGCTTGTGGTGGTCTTTCTTGGTCAATAACGTCAGCAGCCTTGCTAATTATTTCAGCAGGTCTTGTCACAGCAATAGGTGGTAGTCCTGCTGCAATAGTATATACAAGACCTTTTTCTTTTATCTGACCGTACTGGTAATCGTTAAGGCCAAGCGTATTTAATGACAGCAATGATGCCCACGCATCACCATATCCACGGATCATTCCTCCAGCACTTACTTCACCATCACCAAATATAAACTGCCGGCCCTCATTAATAACCGCGTAACCACCAGCGCCATATGCTGCATACCTGCCAAGAAACGCTGCCGCTTTTTCCGGCTTGCCAGCTTTTAGATTTCCTACAACCTCATCAAGTGCTAATGCTTGCTGCCTAACAACAAAGCCGCGCAGCGCCCACAATGGACGCAAGTTAGGATGTCTAGCCCATGCGCTAGACCTGCCAACAGCACTAATCAACTGCTGCTGACCCAGACCGGCAAACATTAACTCTTCTACTAACTGCTTTCCTTCGCCGCTGTATTTGCGCCAATCTGCTCCATGTTTTCTAAGCTGAGAAGTTAATATACCTAACTCTCTGTCATTAAAATAAAACCCCCAATTTTCTGACAGCTTATCAAGGCCATCAACTAGCTTTCCAGTTTGGGCATCATCCGCTGCGCTTTTTAATATGCCACGCATTACGCCCGCTTTACCTACTCTGTCAAGCGCAGCAAAGCCGGATCCTTTCATTAACATATCAGTGCCTTGACGCATTCGTGCGGCCATGCTCATTAAAAACCCATTGGAGTTTTGGGCCTGATCGTTAATGATGTTCATAAACTCACCAAAGGTTTGGTTGCCTATGCCCATCTTCTTTAGGTCTACGTTGGGAACATCTTTAAATCTACCCGGAACAACAGCCTTGCCGCCTTCAATAACAGCACGAGTGCCATACTTAGCACCAACCATAGGAATGTCAGCAAGGTTAAGAACGGCTGACATAGGCCCAGCAAGGGTTGTTGCATAGGCCAATGAGCTAAGAGCTTGTATAACAGGGTGTGGTGTTTTGTCTTGACCAAGGATTAACTCGTTAACTCTGCGTCTAGTATATGCAGCGCCTTCAGGACTAATCCCTTTGTTTACAAGAGTTTCAGCAAATGCATCCATAAAAGCTGATGGACTAATTGCTCTAACTTCATCAGTTCCAATTTTTACGCCAAAAACTCTTTGGATTTGATTGAGTCGTTCCATCTTGAAGATTCGCTGCATGTCAGACACGATTGGATTGTCGTAATTAAGAGGGTTAGGGCGACTAGGATCCCTAGGGTTAAGATAATCACCGCGACTACGCAGCTTAAAAGCAGGGTCTTCAAATAATTCATCAAGTTGCTCATCGGTTATTCCTTTTTCTTCTCTCATTTTTTTCCGCAACTCAGAACTAAGCCGAGTATGCAGATAGGTTTTATCTAAGTCAGAGTTAAATCCAAACACTCTAGAATTTAAATCAAAATTTTTCTTGAAACTGTAATCAAGGTATCTAAAAAGAGATCCCATATGTTCAGAGTTAAGTTCTTGGGAAAGTTCTTTTTGCAATTTAATAAGAGACTCTTCTCTTGTTTTACCAAGAGATCCTTTAGCGTAATCAAGAAGCACGCCCTTAGCATGAGTGCTGTCATTAATAATCTGCAAGACAGGCACTAACTCTTTTGACAAAGCATTAAGGTCTTTATCTATTATTCTAAGAGCAGCTATATCAATGCGAGCAACTAATGCTCCTATTTTTTTTGATACGTTTCTACCAAGGTCAGTATCAATGCCAGTTATTTTATTGTAGTAAAAGTTTTTAGTAGCGTTTTTAACCCCTTCATAAAACTCACCAAATGTTTTGGCTTCTGACAAAGGTTGTTTTGCATACAAAGGATCATCCACTTCCTCGTATATTTCTTTTGCTAGCACAGCATCATTATCTCTGTTGCGAACTACAGGCTCTATTTCAAACGCATCATCTGCAAGATCATCTGTTTTTGTTTTTAAACCGCCAGCAGATAAAGGAGAAATAACTACGTCCATAACCTTGCCAAGAGCTAACCCACCAAGACCGCCTATTGCCGCTGTGCTAACCCGATCTTCAAAGCTATCTCCGCTAAAAGCACCATAGGAAGCACCCTCAATAGCCCCTTGTTTAGCAAGTGACTTAACTCCGGCCTTAGCTAATGCGCCAGACAAGCCAAGGCCAGTAGGAATAGAACCTAAAAATTCCACCGGCCCAGCAAGATCAGCAATAGAAGGATTTTTTTTAACAAACTCTTCTCTTTCAAACTGTTGCCTAGCTCTTGCAACATCATATGGCTCATCAGAAGCAAGAGCCATTAACTCATCTATTGCGCCAAAACTTAAACCTTGTGCAAATTCTTTAGCAAGGAAATTTGCTCTTTCTGTGCTTGCAGCAACATCATCTTTGGCAATCTTTGCAATCGAATCTAAAGTCTCTTTAGAAAAAACAAACCCAGATAAATTTTCTTTTGCTTCTTTTTCTATAATTTCAGGGATAGATTCTTCTGCTGTTTTTTTTATATCCTCAAGAATTTCTTTAGAAAATACAGTAGAAGTTTTGCTTTCTTGCAAATTATCTTGTGTGTTTGCAGCCATATTAAATTCCACCGCAATTAATTTACTGTTTTAAAATTAACTTGCCTTAAAGCTGCAAGGCCGCGCTGTTTCTGAAGTTCTTTGTCATATTCATTACTAAGAATTAATTTTTGAATTTCATATTCTTTAGTTCCTTCTTCAAGATTTAATTTTTCAAGCTCAGCAAAGACTGCTGCATTCTTTTTGTCTTGAAGAGACTTTTGCAGTTTAGCTTGTTCCGCATCTTCTTCTCTATACTCTTGAGTGTTTTTCCATGCGTCTGGGTTTTTGCTTATTAAGAAATCCATAACAGCTGTTTGTATTTCTGCTGCTGTTCGATCTTGCAAGACTGCGGCAAGCTGTTTTATATCAGCTTCATCAAGGCTTTGAGCAACATCGCCAATATCGTCTTTAAAGATATTCCATCTGTCATCTTCTTTAGAAAGTTTTTCTAAAAAGAAATTAATGGTTTCGACAACGGCCTGTCCTTGAAGAGGACTGTAATCTCTATAAGCCATTTCAAATCTTACCCGCTCATCTTCAGCAAGCAATTTATTCCTATTCTTTTTTGTAACAGGCAACCCCATTTGTTCTAGCCTGCTTCTTTGCTCTTTTGTTATATCTGCTGTGCTTTGCAATAAATCATTTATTGTTTCTTGAGTTTCTAACGCCTGTGCTTGGCGTGACATCTCAGCATCTACTGCAATTCCAAAGCCTGCATCTCTGTAGGCTTTTGCTTTTGCCTCAAAATCTGACGATCCAACCCTATGCTTTGCAAGCTCAATAGAAACAGCCTGCCCTTTTAATGTATTCAAATCAATCATTTGCTTTAGGGCGTCATATTCTTTTTGCAGCTTAACATTTTCAACTTGCAAGGCTACTTTAGGATCAGACTTTAGTTCGGCAATTCTTTTTTCCAAAGCATCACGAGCAGTGCGCCTGTTGTATTGTTCGTCTGACAACGGCCCTGCAAACTGATCTGTCTCCTCAAATCCAGATTCTTGAGTAAGTTTTTCTATAGCGTTTTCAGCAGAGATAATAGAGTTTATCTTGTTAGCGTCAGCTTTTTGTTTGGTTGTGTCATAAAGGTCAGATAACGTGTTAATGTTTTGCTGAATACGCAAGGCATCTTCTCTAGACGCTTGAGGCAATAGCTCTGTAAGCTGTCGTATCCTCATGGAAAGCGCAGACGGATCTGCTACATCCTGCCTAGTTGCAGCAATACCCTGATTAAAGATTTGCATCTCTTCATCAAGAAGTTTTTTACGCCGAGACTCAGAAGGAGCGGCCCCTAACTGTTGGGCAGCAGTAAACATACCCTCCATAAAGGCTGGATTGGCAAGCCCCGCACTTAACGTAGGGGAAATTCCAAAAGTTGATCTAGCCACAATTCTCTCCTTATCTAACAGCGCCCGACAACAAGCCTGCACCAATAGTTCCGATTAAGTTAGCCTGACCAAGGGCAGACGATAGCAAAGCATTAAGCCCAGTAGACGAAGCCTCGCCAAATAATCCAGCACCATACAGCTGGCCACGTTGAGCAAGCTGAGGATAAAGCTGTGCGCCCTGCTGAACATTGAGCATTTGAGCCTGTGGTAAATAAGATGAGGCTAAGAACTGCTGAGCCAATTGAGACTGCTGCATCTGCTCACGTTGGGCCTGCTCCATTGCCATAAGCGCCGCTTTGTTTCTAGCCTCTTCCTGAGCTTGCGACAAAGCTAACTGCTCTGGCGTACCACCAAACAAATTACTTCTAACGCCTAGTCGTCCTTGTCCGGCAAGTCTTTCTTCAAGAGCTAACCGCTGCCGTTCTTCTTCTGGAGATTGAAGCGCCCGTATTCTTTCATACAAGTCAGCTTCTCTCTGGTCAGAGGGAGCCATTGCCTGACTATACATATTTCCAGCACCGCTAAACAAATTTTGTTGGAACGCTGCTTCTTCTGGAGACAAACCAAACGCGGCCGCAAGACCTCCGCCTTCGGTGGGAGTTACACCAAACTCTGATCCGGTTGCGGATCTAATAGTAAATGGGCGAAATGCACTTTGTTCCAGCCCCATCTGAGCAATATCAAGAGCGCCGGGGATCTTTTGACCATCGACAGTTGTGCCCATAAGGGCTTGCTCGCCAATATCTCCAAGTCTTTCATAGGCTCGGTTGGCTGCTAATAAACCAGCGCCGCCTAATGCAGCCGATCCTGCATTGTCAACAAGGCCGCTGCCTATATTGCTAATAGCAGTGCCAGCACCTTTTATTAAATCCTCAAACCAGCCCATGTTAAACACCTCCGCCTATAACAAGCGTAATTAAACCAATCATATCGTTTTACCTATTAATGCTAATACATTGATCTCTTGAATAGATACTTCGTTTCCGTTCATGTCCGCCTCTAAACCAACGGTAATAACAGTACCGCCACTAGTAGCGTTGATGGACTTACGAGTAACAGAAGTACCACCCGAAAACTCAGCTACGTTAAACTCAGCGCCTTCATTAAAGAACGCAATAGATGCGGTATCAGCGCCCAATTGAAAAGACTCAGACTTAAAGTTTTCACTCAAGTCGTATGACCACTTAAGGAATACAGTTTCTGTTCCGCCTCCAACAAGTGTTGGTCTGATTTTCTTTAAAAACTTAGTGCGCGAAGGATCGCCAAAAGTTAAGCCTGGGCTTACATATTTAAAACGGTATGACTCACCTTCATCCAGATAACCAAAGTAAGTACCTATGCCTGACACTGTACCCGTGTAAAGCGTACCGTCATTCTTTCTGTGCCACGCTTTTGACTTACCAGAAGGCCAACGAGTAACACGGTAGGCTCCGTTCTCTAGCCTGCCTCTTAGATCAAAACAGATAGTAGTGTTTTCGGCAGGAAACGTAATAAGGTAAAACGAGTTCTCTGGGCTATATACAGACGCAGTGGGCTCTGTTCTATTTTCAATCAACGCAGACAGTTCGCTCTTGATGTTACGGCTCAAGTCGGACAGCGGCATAGACTTCTCTTGTACAACCCTACCAAAGCTACGCAACCCTGAGTGAGACATAAACAGTACGTCTGTGCCTATGTGCTGCACTGAGTTACGGCATATGCAACCAACGCCAGCAACAGTATCAATCAAGGACATAGACGCGGGTGTATCAGCGTTTTGGTAAACAAGGATGCTGTGATTACCAAAGATAATTAACAGATTGTTGTGTGCTGCTAGTGCGCGTACTTCGTCAAAGCCATCAGGCCATGCCTTAGATACGTCAATAGATCCGCTTGAGCCACCACTAAAGTCAATGCCGTTAAGCAAGTCAGACCAGTAAATGATGTTAGCATCTGTAGCATTATCCACTACCCACAGCCTACCAAAAGCTGCTAGCGCCTCGTGTCCGTACTGCGCTGAGGTAACAGATGCACCCGTTACTGCCGTCATCTTGGTTACTGCACCGAGCGCGTTGGTGTAAACAAGAGGCTCGTATCCACGCTGGAAGAAGTAAGCACCGTCGTTAAAGTTTACAATCTTCCAGTTGTTAGCCGTGATGCTATAGGCAGCAGGAGTCTCATCAACAAGCGTTGCGTCACCTGAAAGTATCTTGTTGTTACCTGCGCTAAACAACTTCTCGTTACCCGCTGCATCATAGAAATGATGAATCTTGTGGATACGATCAGAGCCTAGTTCTGTTGCGTCAGTAGTAACAAGATTGATTCCCTTACGTGCAGCAATACGTCCACGCTTGTCGATGATTGCGTTGTCAGCAATCTCAGCAAACGCGGGATCCTGCGCTAAAGGCGAATCCTCTGTGTTTACTCCCTTGAACGCAGGAGCAACTAGGTTAATGCTTTGCAGTGGTTGAGCCATTAGGGTGTATACCAGATAGTTTCGTCAGGGTGCTTCTGAGCATCCAAGGCGATAGCATCAGACAGGTACGTATCTGCAATAGCAAAGTATTCAGGAGCAGATGTACCACCAGTTTCTCCACGCTCACGAGCAAGCATGGCTATAGCTAGGTGAATAATAGGATAAGGAGGAATCGTTACGTCATCTCCGTCAGCACTCAAGTCTTGACTACGGAAGATACAGTTAAACCTAATGGTGTAAACGCCGTCAGGCTTAGGGTAAATATCTATCTGTGAGTCTCCGTTGGAGTCCACTCCGTTGTAGGTGTAGTACGTAGGCGAGCCGCTAACGGGATCTTGATTGAGGTATTTATCATCAAACCATGTAGCAGGACGGTACTCCATAAAAACATTGTCAGTATCATTGATGACGTTGAGTGCCTTAACACGGTTCTGGCTTCCTACTAGTATGTAATTAAAGATGTCAGCAGTGGTTGTAACAGTAAGCGTAGTACGTAAACCAGACCAGTCCCAAGCAGCCTCTACCAGCTTCTTAGCGTCGTTGATATAGTCGCCTACCATACTGCTGTAGGTTGTCTGTCCTACTGTTGAAACCTCGTCTTCACGCATACGGCGCAAGACGTTGTTCACTAGTTCTAAATATGTCATCCTAAGTACTCCGAAAATAAGGACGCTACAATGGGTGATCCTGTTCTTCTAGGGTCAAAGCCCTGAACATCAACTTTAGGCAACAGAGGAGCCTGTTGTCCCATCTGAGGCGCTGTTAGCGGTCTAAAGGCTTTTAAGTCTTCTCCAAACGGCTTACTTCCTTTGAACTCAACATCAGGAAGGTCTGTATCTATACCAGAGATGCTTGGAAGGTCTACGTCTATGTCTGGCCCTTTTGACTCTGGTAGCGAAGGCAGCATATCCCAGATAGACATAATACCTTCTTTGATAGGCTGCAATATGTAGTCGTCTACTGCGTACCCTGCTTCCTGTATTACGTCTACAACAGGCTTAATTACTTCTTCGTTAAACTCACTACCAGCTTCTTTTGCGTCTCGTAAGACTTGTTCTATTGCATCAACAGTGCCTTGGTCGTACTGAAGAATAATGTTGGCTTTAGGATCTAACTCTTTTCCCTGCTCTATGTCTTCACTTGATAGCTCGCTGAGGGCTTGCTCCATTCTTGCTTCGTCAGTGTCTATATCTATGTCAAACCCTTCTCCACCCATTAGCTCAATGTCTGGCAAGAAGTCAAAGAAGTCTCCAACTTTTCCTGTGTCAATGTCTGGAATAAGTTCACTAGGGTCGGCAAAAGATAAGGTTCCTCCTTCCCTTAAGTAACCTAGCCCCATACTAGCTAAAGTGCCTTCGTCAATGTTCCCCTCTAAAGTGTCTCTTAAGAATATACGAGACATTTCGTTTACAGCGTCTCTGCTTATCTCTGTTGTGCCTTCCTCAAAAAAGTTAGGAATAGCTAGACCAACACTGTCTTCGATGTACGACGTTAGTTTGTCTGCGCCTATTGTAGTAGCAGCGCCTATAACGATGCCTTCTAGGTCTCCTCCCTCGATAGCACCTACAGTGACTCCTTTTACTATGTCTAACGCAGTATTGAAATCAGTGCCTAAAGCATCAGCTAAGTCCCAAACCTTTTCGTTTATTGTAGCAAGAGGGCCAGAAGTTGCTGTGTTAAAAGCGTCTGCGCTTACGTCAGAGTAGTTACCAGCGCCCATTACATCAGCAGCGTCTAAAATACCTGCTGTTAATCCGCTGACAAAAACTTGGGTAGGGTCTATTTCTCCTGTTAAGATGTACTGGCTAATACTGCTAGACAACATTCCACCAGCGGCAGCACCAACAGTGCTTGGAGCTATGCCTAAACCACTAGCTATTGACTGGGTTACCGCTCCAGAACTTCCTAGAACTCCTCCCAACGCTGTTCCCGTAACAGCACCAAAGC